GAGCAATTCCGCGCGGTGACCGACCGGATGAAGGTGGTGTTCGATCATTTCGGTATTCCGGCTGACATGCAGCTTAAAATGATGCACGATCTGGCCATGCAGGAGCACTCCGCGCAACTTGACCTGGTTGACAGCGCGAACGATGCTTTGCTTTCGCAGACGGTCAGGGATAATCGGGCGGCATGACCGAAATAACGATTAATGAAGCGCAGGCCGCTTTGCTTGGAATTATACGGGAGTGTCGCGCCGCAAGGCGTCGTATTCACGCTGTCTGGTTTCCAATGGGCCGCAACTTCGCCCTTGAACGTGTAGCGGACGGACGATGACCGAACTCCTCCACTCCAGCCAAAAGATATGCCATCGCCTCGTTGCTGACACGGCGAAGGAAATCACCTACGCGGCTTATGAAATTCTCGCCCATGACGACACGTTCTATAAGGCGTGGCCTAGGGCTAACCGCTTCGTCGCGAAGCAATGGAAGAACTTCATCGGCCACGCTCGCGCCTCTCTGGCGATGATGCTGACGCCTATCCCTGGAACCGAGGACGATCCGGACGGCCCGAAGTACGCGGCGGCTGAGACGTTGCGGGATGCGATCATGGAAGCGTTTTTGGCCGAAGGTGTTTACAAGACTGTCCCGCAACAGCGCGTGGGATCGCTGCATTGACCCCCCTCGCCCGCAAATCCGGCGAGAGCAACAAGGACTTCGCGGCCCGCATTCTGGCGAGCCAAAGGACGAACAACCCAGCGCCAGCGCACCAAGTCGCGGCGGCTGTGCGAGCCGTAAAAGGCTGAACCATCCGGCCTAGTGGCCGTGTAGCTCCCGGCGGCTTCTCGTCGGAATGGAAGAAAACATGACTGACCAAGTGGGCAAGCCCCCGCTTTCCAATCCCATGGCCGAAGCCTTGGCCGAAGATGCCGCCGCTGCTGCCGCAAGGGCTGCGAGCGCGGCGCCACAACCCGAACCGGAACCTACGCCGGAGCCTGAATCCGAACCCGAACCGGAGCCCGTCGAAGCGGCTGGCGAAGGCGAGGTTGATCCTGACGCAACATCTGAACCGGAACCCAAGCCAAAGGAGCCTAAAAGCCCCGTCAAGGCCCTTCAAGGCCGCGTCGGCTACCTGACCAAGCAACTGCACGAACAGCAGGCGCGCGAGGCTGAAATGGCCGCGCAAATGGAAGCCATGCGCCGGTTGATGGAAGCGCAAGGCGTTGCCCCGGCCGATCCGTCAAGGCCCGTTGCTCCGAATGCTCCCGCTGTCGATCCGAACACCGGCCGCATGTACAGCCAGGCCGAAGTCCAAGCCGAAGCGGCGAAGATTGCGGCGGCGAACGCCTTCAACCAGAAGGCTAACGAAGTCTACGAATCAGGAAAGGACAAGTTCGGAAGCGACTGGCAGGAAAGCGTCGATAGCCTTAACGCCCTCGGCCTGATGACGGCGCAACTCGCGGAAGCGGCGTTCGAGACCGGCTCCGCTCCGGAAGTGCTGCACCACCTCGGCCAGGATACCGACGAAGCGTCACGGATTGCCGCTTTGCCGCCCCTCAAGATGGCCGTGGAAGTCGCCAAGCTCGCCGGGCGTCTGTCGGCTCCGAAGTCAACGCCGATCTCTCGCGCTCCCGCGCCGGTTAAGCCTGTCAACGGTTCGGTCAAGGCGACCGTCGATCTCGCGGCCATCGCCCAAAAGGACGACATGGCCGCTTACGTCGCCGCTCGGAAGGCGGCGGGGGATCGATGGGCGAGGTAATATCGCCCAAGTAACGCTTAACGGCTCGTAGTCGCCGCAAAGACTATGTGAGGTTCCTTGGCTCCCTAAAAGCCCTGTTCTGCCTGAAATTACTCGGCCCTGGCACCGAAGCAATCCCGTTTCAACGCCATTAACCCGAGAAAGGTATGAACATGGCTTCTTCACTCTTGACCATTAACATGGTCACCGCCCAAGCCGTTATGATCTTCAAGAACTCCAACGCGTTTATGCAGAACATCGATACACAGTATGACAGTTCTTTCGCTGTCTCCGGCGCCAAGATCGGCTCCGCTCTGCGTGTGAGGCTCCCGACTGATTACGTCGTCACTGATGGTCCGGGGCTTTCGGCTCAGGATACCGTCGAACAGTCGATCAGCCTGCCGCTGGCAACTCAGCGTCACGTCGATCTGACCTTCAGTTCGGCGGAACAAACCCTCAGCGTTGACGACTACTCGGAACGCTTCCTGATGCCTGCGATGAACAACCTCGCGGGCAACATCGCCTCGACCATCATGGCCGGGTCGGAAGGCGGCGTTTGCAACATGGTGGCCAACGTCGATGGATCGAACAACATCCTATCGCCGACACTGACTGAGGTTTTCCTTGGCCGCGCCCTGATGGCTCAAAACTCCGCTCCGTCTCTGGATCGGAAGTTTGTGCTCGATCCGACCACGATGGCGCGCCTCGCGTCGTCCCTGACCGGCCTGCTCAACCCCGCGACCGACATCTCGAAGCAATATCGCGATGGCGTCGTCTACAACGCGGGCGGCTTTACCTGGATGGAAGATCAGACGGCGATCAAGCACGTCGCCGGGACTTTCTCCGCTGGTACGGTCAATGGGGCTTCCCAGACCGGATCAATCCTGACCACGAACGCGATTACCGGCACGCTGAACGTAGGCGATATCATTACCATCGCTTCGGTCAACGCCGTCAACCGCGTGACAAAGCAGTCCCTCCAGACTGTGCGTCAGTTCGCCGTGACTGCCAACGTAGCATCGGGCGCCACATCGATCCCGATCTATCCGGCGATCACTCCGGGGTCGTCTCAGTACGTCTCGGCTACCGGCCTCGGTGCGGTGCAATACCAAACCGTTGACGTGAGCCCGGCCAACGGTGCGGCCATCTCGCTGTTCACCAACGCTTCCGCGACCTACCGCAAAAACATTCAGTTTGCGCCGCAAGCGATTACGATGGTGACTGCGGATCTCGTGAAACCGGCCGGAACCGTCGAGTATTCCCGCAAGGAGTACGATGGCGTCGCGATGCGTGTGCTTCGTGATTATCTGCCTGGAACCGACCAGAACGTTACCCGCTGCGATGTTCTGTTCGGCTTCGTCTATGTCCGGCCGGAATGGTCGGTCATAATTGCAGATGCGGTATGATTTAGCGTGATCTAAATATGCAATCTGCCCTCGGCCTTTACGGGTCGGGGGCACGTTGTAAACGGGAGAGGTAATGGCCCGACGAATAGACTACGATGGCGGCGACGATGATGAATCTCGCGGCAATTCTACCCGGTCGGTCGTGGCGGCGGTCGGTCACGGAGCTTCAGGCGGACACCCAACAATGGCCTCACGGGCTCGCAATCAAATCATTCAAGCTTTTGACGGAAACGGACCGGACGACATGCCCTATAGCTTTGTTGAATATCCCAAGCACGTTACGGTGAACGGGATTTTGTATGTGTGTGGAAACGCTGACGAGGAGGCTGCGGCTTTAGCAACCGGGCAATCCAAGACGGAAAGCAGCGAGCGCGAACGTCTGATGGCTCTGGCTCAAGAGAAGGGGCTGGGGATTGATGGGCGTTGGAAAGCGGACAAGATCGCCGAGGCGCTGAAAAACGCGGGATATGAGCCTTATCCGAACGCGACGGCTTAAGATCACAGGATAGGCCGGGCGCATGACAACGACACCCGCCGACCTGATCAACCTCGCGCTTCTGGACAGCGGCATAATTGGTCAAGGCCAGTCTGCATCCGGCGAGGATGTGAACAACGCCTTTACGCGCCTCAACATGATGATGGCGCAATGGAACCGGAAGCGGTGGCTTGTGTATGCTCTGGTCGATACCGCGAAGGTTTCGACAGGTGCTCAGTCGTACACGATCGGCATAGGCGGGGATTTCAACATCGCGCGTCCTGACCGGCTGGAGGATGGCAACTATGTCCGCATTCTCACGTCCGGGGTGACGCAACAGACGGACTATCCCCTCAAGCTGATCAACTCGCATGAGGACTATAATCAGATCATCATCAAAAGCATGGGGACATTCCCCCAGGCTGTGTTCTACGATAGCCAATATCCCCTTGGCGTTCTCCGCTTTTGGCCGGTATCTCAGGCCGCGGCCTATGAGCTGCATATCCTGACGAAAACCCCGCTTTCCGGCTTCGCGACGCTGGCCGATCCGGTAAACCTCCCGGACGAGTATCAGGCGGTCATTCTGTATAACCTGCAGGTCAGATTGCGCGCGGCCTATCGGCTTCCCCCGGATGAAGTGATCATCGGCTTGGCGAAGGACGCGCTGAACGTGATCCGGAACGCCAATACGCAAATTCCGTCCCTTCGGATGCCTGCGGCGATCCTGAACAAGAGCCAGCCCTATAATATCTACTCTGACACGCCCTGATGGCTAAGATACCGCTCGTCGGCGGCTTCTACGTCGCGCAAAGCCTATTGGCCAATGCTCAGAGGTGCTTGAACCTTTATCCTGAACGCAACCCCGAGGATGCGCCGTTTCCGTTCACGACGTACCCGACGCCGGGGTTGACGGCGCTCGTCCAGTTGGACGGTGGGGGAATGGTCCGGGGTCTCTATCGATCATCGACGGGCGATCTGTATGCGGTGATAAACCAGAACACCACGACGGCGGGCGTCTATTGGGTCGGCAGTTCGTGGCAACTGCACCTTCTGGGGACCATCCCTTACGGGACAAACCCGGTTTCGATGTGGGATAACCGCCTTGTCGTCATATTGGTCGATGGTAGTTCGAGCGGCTGGTATATAGACCTGACGAACAATCGGGCGTTCGGCTCGGTAGTGGCCACGGCCTTTTACGGGGCCGATAAGGTCGATTATCTCGATACGTTTTTCATATTCAACCAGCCCGACACGTCGAATTTCTACATTTCCGCCGCTGAGATAAGCGCGCAACTGATCACCGGGGGAGGGGTTTTAACCGGGACGATCTACGGCGGATCGTCGTACAGCAATGGCGTGCATGGAAGCGTCGCCATGACGGGCGGGGCGTCCGGAAATGGAGCGATTGCGGACATTACGGTGTCCGGAAATGCTGTAACGCAAGTCACGATCACGAATGGGGGCGGCCCTTACTTCGTTGGCGACGTGCTTTCCGCTTCCTCGACCGATCTGGGTGGAGGGATAACCGGCCAAAGCATCATTGGCGGCGTCAATTACACGCCTGGCACATATTCGAACGTCGGATTGGTGGGTGGTACGGGCTCCGGAGCGGCTGCAACGGTCGTCGTGACGGGTTCTGTCGTCAGTTCGGCGACAATCACGAACCAGGGCTTCGGCTATACGGTCAAGGATATTCTGTCGGCCTCGTCGTCGGCTTTGGGGGGGAATGGAACCGGGTTTCAGGTGGTGGTTTCTAGCGTCAACACGGCGGGAACCGGGTTTACCTACACCGTAACGTCCGTTGATACGGGCTCTTTGGCCTTCAATCCGCTGAATATCGCCGCAAAATCGGGCGGATCGGACGGTTTGCAGACTTTGATCTCAATTCACCGCGAATTATGGCTGATCGGCCCTTTGACGAGTGAGGTCTGGTATGACGCGGGGACGCCTGATTTTGCGTTCGGGGAATTGCCGGGCGTTTTCATCGAACATGGGACTGTTGCCAAATACTCCCTCGCGAAAGCCGACCTGAATTGCTTCTGGCTGGGGCAGGACTTTCAGGGCGACCCTATCGTTTTCATGGGCCAGCAGTACACGGCAAGAAGGATATCGACGCACGCTATCGAGAGTGCTATTCAAAAATATAACGTGGTCTCCGATGCGATTGGCTTCACCTATCAGCAGAACGGGCACGTTTTCTACCAACTGACATTCCCCCATGCGGATCGGACATGGGTTTTTGACCTTGCCACCGAGCTTTGGCATGAGCGGGGATGGGTAGATAATTCAGGCGTCCAGCATAGGCACCGGGCGAATTGTGCGGCTTACGCCTATGGAACGAACGTCGTCGGCGACTGGCAGAACGGCACGCTCTACGCCTATGACCGGACAAACCAGACGGATGCGGGGCAACCGATCAAAAGAGTGAGGGGCTTCCCACATCTGATCAACGATGGAAAGCGCGTTTCCTATGATTGCTTTATCGCTGAAATGGCGGTGGGCGGCTCGGTTGGGACGACGGATGCTCAGACGCTCGTTGTAGGGGCTCCGGGAGGCTTCAGCGTGGGCGCGAAGGCTTCGACGGGTCAATCCCTCCTTGCCCTTGATAACAGCGGATACGGGCCTGCTCTGGTGTCTCTGCGGTACAGTGATACGAAAGGGCAATCGTGGGGCAATCCGATCTCGATTTCGGCTGGCGCGACTGGCGATTTCAATGTGTCGATGCAGCGTAGACAACTGGGCATGGCGCGGGATCGGGTGTTCGAATTGAGCTGGTCGGGAGGGTTCATTACGGCCCTTAACGGAGCCTACATTGAGACAAGCCCGGCAGAGACCTGATGGCTATTCCAACGATCAAACTGCCAAGGCTATCGAGTTCGGCTCCTATCGTCGGGCAGGGAGGCGCTGCGGCAATCCAATTGGTTCAATGGTGGAATACGGTCTGCTCCACGATTGAGAGTTCGATCAACAGCATCAACGCGAACACGTCGCAAATTGATCAGGCGCTTGGTCTGGCTAACTCGGCTGATTCCGGCGTGACGAACAATGCGGCGCAGATATTGGCTATTCAACAGGCGTTGGCGACGACGGGCTCGGTGACAAAGGTTGTCGCTGGTTCGGGGCTGTCTGGCGGTACAATCACCACGACGGGAACGATTGCGCTTAACCTGGATTCATTCAGTTCAACGCAAGGCTCGATCCTCTATCGGAATGCTACTCAGTGGGTGGCTTTGCCTCCTGGTACAGCGGGGCAAAAGCTGACATCGGGCGGGGCA